CGGGCAAGGGCCTTCTAGATTTATTGAAAAAGATTTCGGTTACTAAGAAAAAAGACTTAACACTCGTTTCCGTATCGAACGCCATCAACTATTACAAAAGGTTCGGGTTCAAACAAAATCCCAACTCCAACAATAAACGTAATTTAATATGGCAATGGCGACCGTCTTATTCACGTGCCAGGCGCTTTGAATATCAATCCGTAAATTCGAACTACAATTCGAACAACACCCGAAGCAAGGTCACCAGTCCCACCGGCTCCAATCGTTCTAACGCCACCTTCAAACGCACTGGATCTCGCAGGGCCAGCCCGGTGGGAAGCAAGGCCAGTCCAGCCAGCTCCAATCGTTCCAGTGCCTCCGTCAAACGCATCATTCCCGAAGCTAAATCTTTGATACAGGGCAGAAAATCTTTAATTGCACTGCAAAAAGAAGATATAAAAGAATACAAGGGGATGATTATCGGTGCAAAAAGGTCGAGACATATGTTTGCTAATTCCAAGGAAGATCGAAAAGAATATTTGAATCTTCTAAAAAAATTAAAATTGAGCGGGATTAGATCTAAAAAAACCTATAAGTCGGGTTTGAAAAATTTGAAGTCACGTTACAGAAAAAACTATTGGAAATAGAACCTTAAAGAATAGACGCTAGGAAATAATAAGAAAGAAATGGAATCCGAATCCTTACAAAAGCTAACTCATATCGAACATATATTGAAGAGACCTGATTCGTATGTGGGTCCAGTATCTCAAACTACCGAGTCATACTGGGTCCTCACTGGCGAAAACACTTTCCGAAAGGAAAATTTGACTTACAGCCCAGGTCTCTTGAAGATTTTCGATGAAATTTTGGTAAACTGCGTGGACCGCAACTCGTTGCACCCTAAGGGGGTGACTTCCATCGCCGTGTCGATCGAATCAGACTCCGTGACCATTGAAAACAACGGACCTCTAGGTGGCCTATCCGTCGTACTCAACGAGAAAGAGGCTGTCTACAACCCCGAACTCGTCTTCGGACACCTTCTCACATCTACCAACTACGACGATTCACAGAAACGTATTACAGGAGGCAGGAACGGATACGGAGCGAAGTTAGCTAACATCTATTCATCCCAATTTTCCATAGTTGTCAAGGACAGTGAAACGCATCAGACGTATAAACAACAGTGGCGAGATAACATGACGAATCCCAGCAAGCCTAAGATCACCAAACACAGCGGCACGACTTCATCCGTTTCGGTTACATTCACACCCGATTGGAAACGGTTCGGAATGACCAACATGACCGAATCCATAGCTAAGATATTTCAGAAGCGCGCGTGGGACGCGAATATATGCACCACACCAAACTGTAAGGTGAAGCTCAACGGTGAGACGCTCCCAAAACAGAGTTTCGAGGCATACTGCAAGATGTACGGGGGAGTGGAAACCATATATTCTATGACGACCGAACGGTGGTCGGTTTGCATCGGTCCTTCCGAGGATGGATTCGAACAAACTTCGTTCGTCAATGGTATCTGCTGTACTAAAGGTGGGACCCACGTGGACCACGTCTCAAACCTTATCGCCAATGGAATCATAGAAGATCAAAAGAAGATCAAGCTGAAAACCGCTTCCGTCAAGAATTGTTTTCGTATATTCGTGAAGGCGACCCTCGAAAACCCGAGCTTCTCCAGCCAGGTGAAATCTGAGTGCACTCTTAAGGTTGCCGACTTTGGGTCTCGATTCGAGATGCCAAAGAACTTCATCAAGCATGTTCTGAAGACGGGTATTTCCGACGAACTCACGGCTCTCAATAGATTTAAGGAGATGAAGGAACTGAAAAAAACAGACGGCGGAGCTCGTAAATCTAAGATCACGGGTATCCCCAAACTGGATGATGCCAACAAGGCCGGTACTTCTCATTCCTCGAAATGTACACTCATCGTGACGGAAGGTGATTCGGCTAAAACCCTAGCGGTCGCCGGTCTCTCGGTCGTCGGTCGAGATCATTTCGGTGTGTTTCCGCTTCGCGGTAAATGTAAGAACGTGCGAGATTCCTCGGTGGCACAACTCACCTCCAACCAAGAATTCAATGATCTCAAGAAGATCTTGGGGCTCCAGCAAGGTAAAGAGTACAAGGATCTCACCGAGCTTCGGTACGGTCGACTCATGATCATGACCGATGCCGACGCTGACGGTTCACACATCAAGGGTCTCATCCTCAACATGATCCATTACTTCTGGCCTTCCCTCTTACAGATGAACTTCGTGGTGAGCATGGTCACGCCGATCATCAAGGCGACCAAAGGATCCGAGACCCATTCGTTCTACACGGATTCGGCGTTCCGATCCTGGTACGGTAACGGCAAAGCCGCGTGGAAGATCAAATACTATAAGGGTCTCGGTACCTCGACTTCCGCGGAGGCTCGCGAATACTTCAAGAAGATTCAAGATCTTACGGTGAAGTTCGACGTGGATACGATGACTGACGAATCCATCATCCTGGCCTTCGACAAGAAGAAAGCGGATGCGCGCAAAACGTGGCTTCTCGAGAGCACTGCAAAAGACTCCAGTGAGCTCGAAGTTCCTTACGGCCACGTCAAACAGTTGAACATAACGGATTTTGTTCACAAAGACCTCGTGAACTTTTCACTCGCCGACCTGAAACGCTCAATCGCATCTGTCGCCGATGGACTCAAACCTTCGCAGCGTAAGGTGATGTATTCGTGCTTTCAAAGAAATCTGACTGCAGAGATGAAGGTGGCGCAACTCGCCGCCTACGTGGCAGAAAAGAGCGCCTATCACCACGGTGAAGTTTCCCTCGCAGATACAATCGTGAAGCTGGCCAATGACTACACAGGCTCCAACAATATCAACCTTCTCGAACCATGTGGTCAATTCGGTACACGGCTCATGGGTGGAAAGGATGCTAGCCAGACGAGGTACATTTTTACGCGATTGACCCCCGAAGCGAGAAAGTTGTTTGATCCGAGGGATGATCCAATTCTGAACTATTTGGATGATGACGGCAGGTCCATCGAACCGGAGTTTTACTTACCGGTCATCCCCATGGTGCTCGTCAATGGTACGGAAGGTATCGGAACGGGGTTCAGCTGCTACGTGCCTCCATTCAGTGAAGTTGACATCAAAGCGAATCTCCGAAACCTCATGAATGGAGTGGAATTGAAGAAGATGAAACCGTTTTTTCGTGGGTTTAAGGGATCTATATTGGAACAGGATGATGATTCGTGGATGACCCAAGGTGTGTGGCAGAGTATCGGGACGACGGTCAAAGTCACGGAGTTACCCCCGGGTCGGTGGACCCAAGATTTCAAAGAACATCTGGATACACTCGTCGAGAAGAAGGTTATATCAAGCTACACCAACAACAGTACAACCGATGACGTGAATTTTCTTATTCAGGCGTACGCGGGCGAGGATCTCGTAAAAGATCTGAAACTCCAAAAGGTCATCAGATGTTCAAATATGAATCTCTTCCATCCTACGCGCGGTATCCAGAAGTATGAGACACCCGAGCAGATTCTCCGTGACTTTTTTCAACTTCGTATGGAGTACTACAAAAAGCGCAAGGCGAACCTCATCGAAGACATCCGCAGTAAATCGAACATCACTTCTCAACGCGCTCGATTCATTCACGCGGTCGTTAACGAAGAGATTCGCGTTTTCAAGAAAAGGAAGCGAGACCTAGAAGATGAGATGACCACACGGAAGTTCCCCAAGGTGGACCGGACCTACGATTATCTCCTGAATACCAGGACTGTAGACTACACCGAAGAACGCGTGGCCGCGATGAACGAGGAGGCTGAGAGGTTGAGAAAACAACTCGCTCGTATTGAGGCGACCAGTTGTAACGAGATGTTCGAGACCGACTTAAAAAATATTTGATTAACTATAGTATGAGCGAAGCGGCGAGATTACAGCTCAAAGCTTTCGGTAAACAAGATACGTATCTAGTGTCAAAAAACCCTGACAAGTCAAATTTTAATTATGATAAAATTACCACGCACAGTGAGTTTAGAAAATTTCACAGGTCCAAGGATATTTTAAATCCCGGTCGCGCCGCGGGTTGGCCCTTCAACCAAGTGGTCAAGGTTGAGTACCAACCGCAAAACATGGGTGATTTACTGACGAATCTGTATCTTAAGATTGACCTCCCAGCGAAAGAGACCATCAACGTGAATTACGTCACCCCGATCGGACGAGGTTTTCTCAAAAGCATCGCGATGTATGTCGACGACATATTGGTGGAGGAAGTTACCGACGATTGGGAGATGATCCACGAGAGCGTATACCTCGACCCTCAGAGTAAGAATGGAAACCTCGTCCTGCAAAACATGTCGGAGGGATTCACGCCCGGTGTCAGCCCCACCACATCCTACCAGTTTTCGAATCGATTCATCATCCCCTTATCTTTATTTTTCTGCCGAAAGTATGGTAAGACGGAGCTTCGGGAGGAGGTCGAGGACCGCCAGTACTTCCCGGTGTGCGCCATCCACAAACAGAAGATCCAGTTCGAGTTGACATTCCACCCGCAGAGCTTTTGGCAGGGTGT